GTTCAAAACACAATTAGAGTTGGGTGGACACATCACAGCCAATATTTTAACTCCGGACCTCAAGTCCTTAATGAGTTACTATTAGCAAAGGCTATGTCATTATACTGTATTGGACAATTTACTCCCATTGCGGGGGTACTTGCCTTCAAGATAATACAGCAGCTAAGGAAAAATAACCCCGACATCCAACCCCATAAAAGGTATTTGGAGGACTGGTGGTTTTCGACTGTTTATCAACCTTTAATTGAAAAACAGCATTATTTTGGACCAGTAACAATAACTGATGACGCACGTCAATTTTATTCTGAACAATATAATATCGACCCCTTAACCCAACTACAGATTGAGGAACTCATTTTAAATTGCAAGGATATAACCACATTAGTGATCCCATACAATTTATCTCGACAATGCAATCTTAGTAACTTAATGTTGCTATGATTTTGTTCTACTGGTCTTGTTATTTTTGTAAATTTCATTCAAAATTTTCAACAACTATGAGTACAGAACCCAATTTCAATGAATTCCTTAAGATGGGCGGAAAGGCACCCAAAGGAAAAACCAAAGGCCGAGGCAATAAGCGCCGTAAGCCAAAGAGAAAGTTCAAGTTTAATAGAACTTTCAATACACGTTCAAGAATGCCTAGATTACGAATTATGTATGGCCAACAGCAAGATTTAGCTTTTGGCAACAACCGTAAAAGTAAGGGAGTGCTGAACACATTCACCACCCCTGTATCTGAATCTAAGATGATTAGATCTTATTTTCAATATACGAATGACACAATAACATTATGTCAACCAATACCAACTAACTGTTATTCAGCTAATTTGGCAATTGTACCACTACACCCTTTATTTTATAGTGGAAGACTTTCCACTTTATCAGCAACTTTCCTAAATTTTCAAATTAGAAGAGCCGTATTACATTATGTACCTTTGATTGGATCTACTAGTACAGGAATGATAGCTATGACTAGCGTGCAACACTGTAATCCCATTACTTCAACCACAACAGACCAATTTGGACAAGTCACATTAATTGACGCCGAAATTAATCCTGTTTGGATGTGCAGCAAACATTATGTAAAAGACCTGGATACTGGACTTAAAACCTTAGTCCCAATTAATCGAAAAGATATCCCAAATTCTATTTATGTAGTAGGATCTGGGCTTGCAGGAACTTTAGTAGCTAGCGGAACCTTCTTTCTAGAACTTAGTGTTAAACTTTCTCGACCAGCCCCTAATAATGAGTACTTAGGCCCTGGAATCTCTACAATTACTATATCCGCTAATGGCATTAAAAGCACAGTAGCTCAAACTTATTCTGTGATAGGTGTAGTTCTTACTTCAACATGTATAAATATTGATGTAGGTGAAATGGTTATTTGTCCACCTTTACCTGTGATCGGAACTGATTACTTGGCAAATTTGAACCATAACACACAATCTACTGATTACACAGCACCTGCAGATCAAGGTGCAGTCTCTCTTTTATTCATGGCATTGAATTAACTTACAATAAATTGAACGTTATAGTTTCACTGGTTACCGTTAAATTTTAACCTTAACCATCTTTTCTATAAAAGAAAATTTCTCAC